AAGGCAACAAAGATGGCAAAGCGCTGATGGCCTGGTCGAAAGCATACAGGGCAATCTGCAGTTATGGGCGCCGCAACAGCGTTGTGTTTGATGATCCGATCATCCATGCGGTCATTGCCGATATGGGTGGGTGGATTGAATTTGCTGGGATGAGCGAAGAGGAATTGCCGTTCCGTTCCCGCGAGTTCGAAAAGCGTTACCGCTCTTACCTGATAACCGGCGTCAGCAAGTGCGAAACGGTGATGATCGGCATGGATGATGCGCAGAACATGCGCGCGGGATTCCAGCGCGAACCAATGCCATTTCTGATTGGCAAGAAGGACAA